ACGGGCAGCAGTTCGGCCATGGCCAGCGGTGGGACACCCAAGGCTGTCCCGAGAGACAGCGCGGCGGTCATGTCCCAACCGATCACGGCACCGGGCAGAACCCGCAGCTGGCCACCGAGGCGGCCGACAAGGTCCCAGACCTGCGTGCCCTCGAATGTCAGCGGCCGGTTCAGCTGCGCCGGGCAGTCCTGGCAGGCTTGCTCGCGGCCCTCGCAGGGCTGGCAGGCTTCGCAGTATCGCGCGCCCCCGCCGAAGGACCACTCGGCGAGGGCGCGGAGGCGTTTTTTTCCTGTTCCAGCAGCAGGCCCCTGGAGACGTAGGTCAGCTGGAAGGCCTCGAAGATCGGCCAGATATCGAGAAGCGCGTCGATGGCCTCGGGGCTCGGGTCGATGGGGTTGCCCTCAGCGTCACCCACGCCCTCCCAGGCGAGCACCGCCCGCCGCGCCAGCGCCTTGGCGAACGCAACGGCGCGCTCCTCGTCGGACGCGTCCTCGGGGATGCCCTCGACGGCGGGATCGCTGCGGGTGGCCACCATCAGCGCGGTGGTCAGCGGGCGCAGCTGCACCCGCACGCCAGGGGGCAGGTCATGCCAGCGGGGTGCGTTGGTCAGGTCGAGCGTCAGCATCAGTCGTAGGTCTCCTTATCGTTGATCAGGATGGCGGTGCACATCCGGCCGACGACGCTGTCGCGCGCGGCCTGCCAGTCGAAGGATGCCTGCACGCCCTGCGGTCCGGAAATCTCGATGCGGGGGCGTGGCAGGTAGACGGCGTGCACCGTGAAGGTGAAGCTCTCACCGGACGGCAGAACGTAGGCGAATTCCATTGCGCAGGGATCGCCGTTGATGGCCTGATCCACCAGCACCTGATCGGCAAACCGCACCTCGATGCGGCCGGTCAGGGCGGCGATCGAAGGGTCGGCCCCATCGATGCGGCCGTCCGAGCGGATGGTCTCGATCCGGTCGAGGTTGTTGGCGTAGGTGATCTCGGCCGAGACCACGTTACCGAGGGCCGTGCCATTGCGGGTGATCGCGCCATTGAAATGCCCGAAGCGCTTGAGCTCCAGTGCGGCGGGCGTTCCGGCGCTGGTGGTCGTGCCCACCGTCTCGCCCTGCGCCACCACTCGTGCGGTGGCCGTCAACAGGCCCGATCGCTGCATCTGCCAGGTGATCTGGTCGAGCACGCAGCCGGAATACATCGCATAGCGCGGCACCTCCGGCATGCCGGTCTCGATGGACATCGAGGGCAGCGTCCAGGCGCCCGACTGGAACTCATGCGTGAACGGCCCCGGCGCTGTCCCGGTGGTCGCAGGATCGCCAAACGCCGCCTTCAGCCAGAAGCCGAACGCGCTCGCGTCGATTGGAATGACCACGTCGCCATCCGAGGTCACCGCGTCCTTGATCGGCGCCAGCGGATCGCGGCCGTAGCCGAGAAGCTCCGAGTTCAGCAGCGGTTGCTCCGCGCCGAGCGAGGTGCTGGCGAAGGGCATGCGGGTGAAGCCGCCCGTAGGCGGCGTGCCATAGACGGTCTCGAACGCAAGCGCCATCTGCGCCCGCGCCCCCTGGGCTCGTGCCATGGAGGTCTCCTGTGTGATATCTGTCAGAAGATCAGCGAAGCGGTCTTCCCGTCGAACGCCCTAACTGTGGTGAGGCGCCAAACATCGGCCGCTCGATAGCAGCGGAGGAGCTTCGTCATGAACCGCCGCCACGAACTGGACTGGCTGCGTGTCTTGCTGTTCGCGCTGCTCGTGCCCCATCACGTTGCGGTCGGGTTCGTAGACTGGGGCGCGGACATCTATGGCTTCGTGAACAACAATCTCGCGGGGGACGGAATGTCCCTGTTCATCTACTGGAGCCATAGCTGGCGGCTGCCCTCGCTGTTCCTGATCGCCGGCATCGGCACATGGTTCCTTACGGCGAGGGGCACCGGTGCCCGCTTTGTCGGCGGCAGGCTTTTACGCCTGCTTGTCCCGGCAGTGTTCGCCACAGCCTTTCTAAACGTCTTCGGCGGCTATGCTGTAGCGCACATGAGCGGCGATCCGTCGGGCTTTCCGGCCTTCTGGGGCCCCTGGCTGACCCCCCCCCAACCCCAGCAGGTGCTGCACCTGTGGTTCCTGTTCAACCTCGCGATCTACACCGTGTTGTGCTGGCCGGTCCTTGCCTTGCGCAACCAGATCGCCAGTTTGGCAGTGTCGCCAGTTCTACTACTGCCATGTCTGGTGATTGCGTCGGCCGTGGCGGTCGTGGTCTTCAAGCCGCTCGCGCCGGCCATCGCGGGCGACAACTACCAGTTTCCCTATTATCTCATGTTTTTTCTGGGTGGTGTTCTGATCGGCACCAATTGCGCTCACATTCTGGACTGGAGCGGGCGGTGGGTCTGGGGGCTTCTGGCGGTCGCGGTGCTGCTTTTCGGCGCAAAGGTAACGCTGCTCGCGCTGGCGCTCGACGACGATTTGGCCGCGGGCGAGGCTCTTGCTACAGGAGGCTGGGCATCGTTGGGCCTGGACCCGGCCAATGCCACATTGTTTTCCGTCATCGAGGCCGCCACCGGGTGGGCTTGGTGTCTAACGGCACTGGGGTTGGCGGTTCGGTTCCTTGCGAAACCGAGCAGCGCGCTGACCGAACTGAACCGAGCGGTGTTTCCAGTCTATGTTCTTCACTTTCCCATCACGCTGATCGGATTGGCTGTCGCCGCGCAACTGTCGCTACCTTGGGGTATCGAGTTCCTGGCGCTTATGGTTTTCGTCTACGGCATGACTTGGGCCTTATGGCGTGTCGCTGACCGGCTCGGGCCCGTGGCCTACCTCGTAGGCGGAAAACCGAAAAGACCTGCGTGAGCAGCCGCCAGATCTCAGCATTGATCCCATCGGTGTGAAGGAACGGAATGCTTTCATTGTCTGAGAGGTCGACGCGGCCACGGCGCTGAATGGCTTGACGTTCAGCCCAGCGGATCGGTCGTGGAATAGTGCAGGACGACCGGAATGACCGCCGCCTTCAGGCTCGCCGCGCCCTCGACGGGCAGGTCCACAGGGCGCGGCGCTTCGGCCTCGACCCAGTCGCAGAGCCCGCCGAGCGTGCGGTCGGCCGCAAGCGCCGTGCCGATGCTGGCGGTCAAAGCGTCAAAGGCGGCGTCACGGTCGGCGCCCTGCACGACCGCCTCGATCTCGGCGCGATGCTGATAGTGGTAGGCGAGTGGCGACAGCGTCACCTCGGGCTCCCCCGGCTCGCCATCGCGCAGGATCAGCAGACCCTCGGCCGGGACGCGCTCGGGCAGCACCTCGCCGCGCAGGGCGGTGGCGGGCAGCGCCGAGAGCCGCGCGTGCAGCGCGGCGAGGATGGTTTCGCGTGGGGTGGACATTATTGGTTAGGAGCATTCACCAATTGCGGCGGACTGCGCGAGCATTTGTGCGAACTGCATTCGATCCATGGAACTCGCTCGCAGTGCATTGAACCTTTCTTCCATATCCGTAACAGCCACGGATACGTCTTCACACATTGCCAACTGCGACATGGCAGCAACGTAGTTTGCTGCGGTGGATGCAAAGATTGAATAATTCCAAGCAGAACCGCTTTGCTCAAGTTCATCCAGAAGCGACCTGTATGCGTCATGATCTTGACCAGCGCTTGCAAAAAAATCATTCCGCGCCCTGACAGAACGAGCCGTTAAAGAAGAAAGTGCTGTATGCGCCTCTTCAATAGCTCGATCAGAATAAAGTCTCGACAGATCGAACTCCTCAACTTCAGTCAGAGCCCAAGCGGCATGGATGAGGTCAGATGTGTCGATAAGCCCAAGGACTTCATCTCCAGCCTCCCTAAGTTCACTTATGAGATTTGTGCGCACCAAGTTGCATCTTGATGTAACCGCGAACTGTTGAGCTGGATCTCCAGACATGGCCGCCGAACCCTGCTGTGTCAGACACTCACCATAGTCGGAAAAGAGCACGTCTAATCTGAGTGCAAGTGCTTGCTCTCGCTCTCGTGGCCCTTGAACAAAAACATCCCAAGCTTGTGCCGCTCCAGCCAGAATAGATACACAGAGCGCCAGAGCACTCATTACTCTGGAGACATGATCTCTATTGGGCGTAACAGCTTCCCTTTCTCGAATT